CTGGCAGCAGCGATATAATAGTCGTTCCGGTGGCAAGCGACCAATTATCCTTGACAGCGGATTAAAGCCACATAAATTGTCAGATCAAAAATTTAGTGACCTAGACTTTGATGTAGCTGTACGTACACACAGTGAGCGTATTATGACTGCTATTGGTGTACCACCTGTATTATTGCAGGGTGGCAACAATGCAAACATATCGCCTAATCTGCGGCTATTCTACCTAGAAACTGTGCTGCCGCTGGTTAGATTGTACAACAGCGCACTAGAGCGATATTTTGGCTATGACATAGCGCCAGTAACTAGTAACATCAGTGCACTGCAGCCAGAGCTAAAAGATGTAGCCAGCTATCACAGTACACTGGTTAATGGTGGAATTATAACGCCCAATGAGGCACGAGAAGAATTAAGGTATGCCAAGGTAGAAGGTGGCGATACCATAAGAATACCTGCTAATATAGCAGGTTCAGCAGCCAATCCATCTTTGGGTGGTAGGCCTAGTACGACAAAGGAGTAATATGAACACAAAACTAGATAAATTACTCTATTTAAGCAGTAAGTTTACAGCTAGTACAGAGTCTGATGATAGCATTTTTATTGAAGGATATGCTAGCACAGTAGACCGTGATCGTATGGGTGATGTGATCCCTATGAAAGCGTGGAATGAGGGATTAAGTAATTACCTAAAAAATCCAATTATACTAGCCTATCACAATCATCAGATGCCAATTGGTAAAATGGTTGAGCACAAGGTTACAGATCAGGGTTTGTGGATTCGAGCACAGATTCCTAGTGAAGTAGGTGATGTATACAAACTGATTAAAAAGGGAATATTAAGTGCGTTTAGTGTAGGTTTTAGAGTTCGCGATGCGGATTACGATAACGCTACTGAAACGTTTTTAGTTAAAGAATTAGAACTGCATGAAATTAGTGTAGTTAGTGTACCTGCAAATCAAAACACACTTTTTAGTTTAGCCAAGGCATTTGACACTGCCCAAGAGTTTGAAGTATTTAAACAGCAATTTGCACCAGCACCAAAGGAATCAGCTAAACAGCTAGATACCCCAAAAGCAGCAAAAAGCGCAACAAATGAGGAATGGAACATGGATCCAAAAGAGTTAGAAAAATTACTAGCAGATGCTGCTGCTAAAGCTGCTGAACAAACTGCTAAAGCCGTGCTAGAAGCACAAACAAAAGCTGCTGAAGAAGCACAGCGTAAAATTGCCGATGAAGAAGCCCTGCAAGCTAAAATCAAGGCCGCTGTTAACGCAGTAGCACCAGCCACCCCAGCTGTACAAACAGTTGACACAGGTGCAGAGCGCCTACTAAGCGATATTGAAAAGCGCCTAGAAGATCAAGCTACAGAGCACAGAACAGCTCTAGAAGGCTTAGAGGCTGCTATCAAAGAAAAAGCCAAAGAGCTAGAAGCCCTACAAAGCAAGAGTGGCGAGCTAGAGGCACTACAGCGTAGCCGTATGCAGTTTACCGAGCCAAAGGAAGTTGAAATTCCTTATCTTGACAAAGAAAAGGCAATTCTTGCTAGCAAGATTTTACGTAAGCCAATGGAATACACCAAGTTTGGTAAGCAGCTATTAGAAAAAGCAGCTACATTTGGTGCAGCAGCTCGCGGCCCACGCGATAGCGGTGGCAATATTAGCGAAATCTGGGAACAAGAGGTTAGCACAACTCTAGAAAGTGAAATGCGCCGTCAACTAGTAGTTGTTGGTTCAATTCGCCAAATTCCTATGAGCCAACCTGTAATGCGTATTCCAACAAATCCAGATACAGGCGATGATGCTACATGGATCGTTGGTAGTTCAGCAGCTAGTCCAAAAACAGAAACTTCTGTTTATGGTGCAGCAGGCAGCAGCGGCACAGCTCGTACACATACATTAAAAGAAGTTACTCTACAAGCATATAAGCTTGCTACAAAAGAGTATATTGCTTTTGAAGAAGACGAAGATAGCCTAATTCCAGTTCTTCCACTAGTACGTGATGCACTAAGCCGTCGTATGGCTAAATCACTAGATCTAGCAATGCTAGCCGGTGCTGGTAGTGTAAATAGTACACCAATTAAAGGTCTACTATCACATGACGCAGCTGGTGGCACACCAAACGTTACAATTGCTAGTGGTGCAAAGCTAAAAGTTGAGAATATTATGGCTGCCCGTAAAGCAATGGGTGCGTGGGGTCTAAATCCTAGCGAATTAATTGTTTTTGTAACTACACAAGGTTACTATGAGCTATTAGAAGATCAAAACTTTCTAACAGTTGATAAAGTTGGTGATCGTGCTACAATTCTAACAGGTCAAATTGGTAGCATTGGTAACACACCAGTTGTAGTAAGCGCAAGCTTCCCAGCAATTACTGGTGCAACAGGCGATGCAACTGCTGTAATCTTTAATCCACGTAACTTCCTAGCTGGACAGCATCGTGGTATGCGTCTTGACAGCGATGATTTCGTAGTCGAGCAGCGTAGTGTACTCGTAGCTAGTATGCGTGTTGGCATGACAATTCTTTCAGAGAATTTCACTACAGACGGATACAGCGTAGTAGCAGTTCGTTACGCATAATAGTAG